GGAACCCTGGGCGTATCACAGCCTTGAGTTTCTTCCATACCTTAATAACAGGAACATCAGATGAATAGAAAGATGGAAGGTGGAAAATTGTTCGGCCATCGAACTTTAAGCCTGAGATGTAATCTGTCGCTAATTGCTTTTCTAGCACTTTCAGCGAGCGCGGCCAGCTGTTATGCGGAAACCCACTACGCCGCGTTTACCTATCGCCAGACCTCCGGCACGCGGCCATACGTGCCGGTCAAAATAAATGGCACAAATTTTTTATTCATGGTTCATGGCAATGCTAGTTTCTCAGCAATGACGACCCATGCTAACGCGAATAAGGCAGGCATCACTGATCTCGTTCAAACGGGCGCTTACGGGATCGAGGAGCCCGGGAAGGTAAGTAGCCTGGGAAGCGCTAAGGCAGTCGCGAATACCTTCGAAGTTGGCGGTCGTGTCGATAGTAATATGGGCATCAGTGTTTTTGAAATTCCGCAGGATCCGCCAGTCGATGGGATGATTGGTATCAAATGGCTGAAGAACTCAAGGGTGATGGTGGATTTCAGTCGTAATCGGCTTGCAATACCCGACGGGGATAAGGATGTTGAAGCCGAACATCAACGGCTCAAAAAGAAAGGGTACGTTGCTCACAAGTTGTCGTGGAGCACTAATCGAAATCGTTTTTACGTTCAGCCAGTCATCAATGGCACCAAGTCTACCTTTGATGTTTCAACGGTTGCTGGGGTCATTTTTGATGATGCCTTTGCCGGCAAGGCATCGGTGACAGCTGGTCCAGTCGTTGACACCTATGGTGGCCCAACCGGAACGCAAGGGGCTGTCCGCGAAAACCAGGGTGATTATTCAATCAGTCTCGATGGTCAAGCCTTGGTTGCGACGAGGGCGAAAATATATGATACGTATGCCTATGATGGCGAAGAGAGGCCGGCGAACGCGTCTGACCAGTTGAGCGGCTACCTTGGTTGCGACTTTATGCGCGCTAATGAAGCAGTTATTGATTTTGGTGCCGGAATCCTTTTCACAAAGTCTCGTAAAGCCGGTAGTAAATAATTAGGTATCCTAGGCCGATGCAGCTCAATTCTGCATCGGTTTTACCGGTCCTTTTTTTCTCGCTGCTGTGCCCTATCTCACCAGGCTATCCAGCTCTATACGAGTTGTGAATCCACTTGTACCGTCGATCGCGTGAGTGGTCTTTGCAATCAACCAGCGTTGCCCATCAATCTCCGGCTTGAAGCCGCTCACCGTGACGATGTGCTCTGGGAAGAGATCCGCCCGGCCGATCGCCAGCGTGTAATCGAACTTTGCTATCCCACGCTTTGCCCGCTCCAGCTCTGCGTGTGCATGCTGGCGTGCGGTCGCCTCATCGGCATACGACTCCTGCAGGCGCTTAGCGTTGTCGGCCGTGCCGACCAGCACCGACTGCCGCCGCGCCTTGCCCTTGTCCACCCAGTACGCGCGCACGCCGGTGTAGGCATCACGATCGGCGACCGAGTAACGGTGCTGGTCGCCGTCGCGCCGCGTCAAGGTGACGGTCGGCAGCGGTTTGCCGGTCGCTGTGGTGCCAGCGCCGATCGGCGCAAAGACCAGCGCACCTCCCTTGACCGTGGCAACCGCATCGAAGCGCTGCCCCAGACGGGTGAGCAGATTCATATCGCTCTCGTTGGCCTGGTCGAGATGGGGCAGCTTGGTGCGCGTCAGCACCTCGGCCACGCGCGGTGTCAGTCCATGCTCGCCGGCCAGCGTGTTGAGTACGGCACCCAGCGTGGTGTTATGCCAGCTGCGTTCGCGCCGCGTGCGCATGTCGGCAGTCAGATCCGCGCTACGCGCGCGCACGGTGATGATGTCGGGCGCACCGCTGTATTCCACTTCGTCCACGATGAAGGTGCCTTTGTCGACCAAGCCAGTGGCTTTCCAGCCCAGTGCAACGGCCAGGCGCACCCCGCGTTTGGGCAGCGCCATCTTGCCGTCGTGGTCGTGGATACTCAGGTCTAGTTGGTCGGCATCGCTGCCCCGGCATTCGGTGAGAGTGAGATCGCGCAGGCGCGGGGCGATGCGCTCGGTGAGGTCGGTGCCATCGAGCAGCACGCGCCACTGGGGAGTCGGGTAGCTCATGCGGCGGTCGCCTCGGGCGCCACGTCGTCGGTGCGGCGCAGGCTCAGTTGGAACTCGACGCGGCGCGGTGTGCCATCTGGAAAGAACAGCGAGGCCGTCTCGTTGATCGCCAGCAGCAGATACGGCCCATAGACCACGCCGGCGCCGTCGACCAACGGCAACGGCTCACCATCAGCTGCGAGTTCGCGCAGCGTGTCCAGCGAGGCGCGTGTGCCGGTGAGCTCGGGAGCGATCAGGCCAGAGAGGTCGATGGTGTCATCGCCTGGGCCCAGGAACTGGCTGGCCGCTCGCGCACCCACGCGTTCGCTGGTGGCGTGGCGCCAACTCATCTGCCGCTGCAGTTGCAGATAGGCGGCGCTATCGAGAGCAAATACAAACGTGCCGTAGGACATCATCATCGGGGTGGATCCTCAGTCATCGCGGAGGCTGGAGCGGCGAGTGGCCGCCGTACGTCGCTCGCGCTCTTCAAGTTGGCGGGTGACTTCGCGCGCCAGTGCGGCCGCATCCATGCCCGGTGCGGCGTGGACGTGGATGACGTAGCTGTTGCCGCCTGCAGGCGCGCTGGCGGCGCGCGCAGGGGCCGACAACGGCGTCCGGCTATCGATCGCCGCCACAGGCGCTGTGGCCGTCGCCAGGGCCAGGCCAGCGCCCACCGCACGCATCCGGTTGCCCAGCGCCATGACGGCCTGCACAGGCGCGCCCTGGCCGCGCTGCAGGCCCACGGTGAGGCCTTGCATAGTGAAGTCGCCCAGCTGGGCGAACACGCGCGAGGGGCTGTGAATGCCCAGCAGGCCCTTGAAGCGATCGACCACACCGCTGCCGACGCTGGCGATCGCATCGCCGGCCGCACCGAGCTTGGAGCGGATGCCCTGGACAAGGCCGCTGATCATGTCGGCGCCGGCCTGCAGCATCCGGGCCGGCCAGTTGGCCAGCTGCAGGTTGATGCCGGCCCACAGCTGCAGCAGCCCCTGGCGGATGCGATCGCCGTTGCCGGTAAACACGCCCACGATCAGTGACCACGTGCCCTGGACGGTTTGCCACACGCCGCCGAGGATCTGCTTGACTACCGGCAGCACGAAGACAAACGCCTGCACCAGCCAGCCGATCGCCTTGACCGCCAGCTGCAGCTGGGTGACCAGCACCGCGCCCAGGATCTGCCCGAAGCCGCGACCGGCCTGCGTTGCACCCTGCAACTGCGCGGTGGTGGCCTCGAAGGGCGTCAGCAGCTGCTTGACCCATGCCCAGGCCTGACCCATCGCTGCGGCCACGGTGTCCCACACCGGCGCCAGCGGCGCGAGCGCGGTCTTCAGCTCGGCGAGGACCGGCGCGGCGACATCGACGATGCCTTGCCAGACGCCAATGGCGAAGGCCTTGATCGGCCCCCAGTACTTCCACACCAGCAGCGCCACGGCAGCGACGGCCGCGCCGATGGCCAGCACCGGCAGGCTGACGCCGCCGAGCAGCGGCAGCAGCAGGCGGGCGCCATTGGCGAGCATCGGCAGCACGCGGCCGCCGAACGCCAGCCCCTGCCGCAGCAGCGCACCGAAGCCGCCACCGCCCGACAGCAGCGCGACGGCGCCGTGGATCTGCGAGAACGCCATCGCGGCCACGCCGCCGGCCACCATCAGGCCGCCGAGGATCGTGACCAGCGCGGCGCCGGCGATCGCCGTCTTGGCGATCGCACCCACCAGCACCGGATTGGCGCGGATCCACGTCGTGACCTGGCCGACCACCGCAGCCGTGCGCTCGGTCAGTTGCTTGAACTGCGGCAGCAGCGCTTGGCCGATCGACTGGGACACCACCACGGCGGTGTTCTTCAGCAGCTGCAGCGAGTTGGCCGAGGTAGCCACCCGCGATGCGTACTCGGCCGACATCGAGCCGCCGTAGCGCTGTGCGTCGGCAACCTTGGCGAAGTTGCCCTGCAGCAATTCCAGATTGGTCAGCAGCGGTGCGATCGCACCGATCGACTCGCGCCCGAACAGCTGCGTCATGGTCGCGGCCTGCTCGGCCTTGGGCAATGCGCGCAGCTTCTGCAGCACCGACATGATCGCCCCGCCTGCGTCCTTCTGCATGACCTGGGCCATGGTCGTGGCCTTGATGCCCAGCTTGTCGAAGGCCTCGCGCTGGCTCTTGGTGGCCGACTCGCCCGAGGCCAGGGTGAGCAGCATGTTCTTGATGCCGGTGGCCGAGACTTCCGACTCGATGCCCATGCCGGCGACGGTGGCGCCCAGCGCTGCCAGTGGTCCGCTCTGCAGACCGGCGACCTCGCCCAGGGCACCAATGCGGTTCACCACTGCGCTGATCTTGTTGACGCTTGCCGGGCCGGTGTTGCCGAGATAGTTGATCTTGTCGGCCAACACGACGACCTCATCCTGGCCCATCCGGAAAGCGGTGCGCCAGGTGGCCATGGTCTGGCCGGCTTCCTCGGCGCTGCTGTCGAATGCCACGCCCATCTTGGCCGCGTCCTCGGCGAAGCGGACCAGTTCCTGGCGCGGGATGGCGGCCTGGCCGGCGGCCGCCACGATCTTGGCAATCTCGGCCGGCAGCATGGGCAGGCGCATCGAGAGGTTCTCGACATCGCGGCCCATCTGCAGGAACTGCTGCGGCGTTTTGAAGTCCACGACTTTGCGCACGTCGGCCATGGCCGACTCAAACTCCATCGCATCGCTGATCGGCAGCACGGAGGCTCGCAATGCACGCTGGCCGGCGAAGGCCATGCCGGCGCCGTAGGCGCTCGCCTGCAGGCCGGCGTTCTGGATCCTGGCGCTACGACGCTGGGCAGCGTCAATCGCCACCAGGCGCTGCTGCTGGGCGCGCATGGCGCTGTTGGTGCTCTCGATCTCGCCGCGCAGGCGCCGCTCATGCGTGACCAGCTCGCGGGTGCTGATCCCCGCCGTCTCCAGGCGACCACGCAGGCGCTGCAGGCCGGCCTCCTGCGCACCGTGTGCGGTCTTGAGTTCCCGTGCGGTGCGCACGGCACGCTCGAACTTGGCATTCATTGCAGCGGTGGGCGTGCCGGTGGCCTTGATCTGTTGGGCAAGCGTGCGTACCGATAGCCGCTGCGCATCGAGCGCGGCCTTGGCGCGCTGTGCCAGCGCGACCTGCTCGCGATAGGCGCCGATGTCGCGGTGCTGGCTGTTGAGCTGGCGCAGCGCGTCGCGCTGGTTGCGCAGTGCGGTGGCGACGCCGCGGCTACCGCTCAGCACGCGCCGGAACGGACCGGTGGCGCGGTCGACGGCGGCCAGGATCACCTGCAGGCGCAGATTGTCGGAGGCCGCCATTTAGGCGGCCTCGTGGTTCGGGTTGGGCATCATTCGGCTCCGCTTCGCAGGCGGGCACGCTCGCGCCACGCCGTGAGTTCGTGCAGCGACCAGCCGTCCATCTCAGACGGCGGCCAGTGGAAGATGGCCGCGATGTCGGCCATCGCATCCTCTACGCAGTCGGGAAATCCACCTCCCTCTGTGCCTTCGGCAAGAAAAAAACCTGCACCTCCTGGCCGACCGCCAACAGGTCGGCCGGATCCATCGCATTGACGTCGGCGGTGGTCAGCGTGGGCGAGGAAATGCGCGGCAGCAGTGTTGCCAGCGCGGTGACGTCCAACTGCAGCACATCAGTCAGCTTGAGGCCGCGCAGTTCGCCTGCGCCTGGCTTGCGCACCTTGAGGTCGGTGATGGTCTGCTCGCCGCGCGTGATGGGCTGGTCGAGGGGAATGGCTGGGGAAAAGGTCGGGGTCATCGGAAGGTCTCGGGCTGAGGCCTGGCGGCGCCAGGCCGGAAGGGTCAGGCGCCGATGGCGCGGCGGTGCGGGGCGAGCAGGTCCACCCCGTTGACGATCTCGATCATGTTCATCAGATCGATCTCGATCACGGGTGCGCCATTGATGCTGAGCTTGTAGTAGCTGGCCGAGGTCTTGACGGAGAATTCGGTGTCGTCGCCGGACTTGGCGTTACCCGGATCAAGCTCCTTGTGACGGCCGCGCACAACCAGTTCCACCGCGTCCACATCGCCGCTGTCGTCGCGCTGGTAGGCACCGGCAAAGCGCAGCTGCACGGCGTTGTGCGTGGTGGCGCCGTACTGATTCAGTACGCTGCGCATCAGGCCGCCGCACTTCCATTCGAGCTCGATCTTCTCCTGGCCGAAGTCGATATCGACCGGGCCATTCATGCCGCCGCCGCGATATTCCTCCATCTTGCGGGACAGCGTGGGTAGCTTCACTTCGACCACCTGGCCGAGATAGCTCTCACCGTCGTTGAACAGGTTGAGCGCTTTGAGTTTCTTGGGCAACGCCATGGGTTTCTCCGGGAATCAAAGAGTGCGTTACGCGTTGACGCGTTCGGCGAAGTCGGCCAGGTAGCTGGTGGTGATCTTCTGGTACAGCTGCAGGTTCTCCAGCGGCGGCACCGGCGTGTAGTCGTAGTCGATACGCAGCGCGCCATCGGCCAGGGTGGTGGCGCTGTTGACGGTGCCGTCGTACCAGGCATTGGCATCGATCAAGTAGCCCGATGACTTCAGGTCGCGGAACTTGGCGTTGATCGTTTCGATCAGGTCTTTGACCAGCGAGGGATGCATCGGCTTGTCGACGTAGAACGCCACGCCCTCGGCAATGGTGTCGGCCAGGACCTGTGCGGTGCGCGTGGCCGTCTCGAACGCGAACATCGCGTCTTCGGCGCACGTGCGCGACCCCCAGAAGCGTTGCCCGTTGAACGTCACCAGCGTGGTGATGTCGCCCTCGTTGAGCACGCCGGCATCGGTGGCCGGATCCTGCAGATCCCAGTGCACGTCCTTGGAGATACCGGTCACGCCGGCCACGGGCACGTTGGACAGGCTCTTGTGCCAGCCCTGCTCGGTGTCGATCTTGGCGCGCAGGCCGAGCGCACGCGCGGTGGCATACGCAGCGGTCGTAGTGCTGGTGGCGGTGTCGAAGGCCAGGAAGTCCGGCCAGATCAGCATCACCTCGCGATCGCTGAACTGGCCTCTGTAGGTGACAGCCTCGGCGACGGTGTCGGCAACGGGGCGCACATAGGCCATGGCGCGCAGCTTCTTGGCGATGGTCGCCAACGCCTTGGCGACCGGCAGTGTGTCCAGACCAGGCGCGCCCAGGATGCGCGGGCGCACGCCTAGCTGTGCTTGCGCGGCGAGCAGCGCATATAGGCCGGTGTAGCCGCTGGACTTGGCCTCGCCGATGACGTTGCTGGACGTCTTGCCTGCGTCTTCGCCGTCGGCCACACGCACCACGATGGTCACCGGGTTGGTCTGATCGGCGATGCCCTGCAGCGTGGCGCGCAAGGTGCCCTGGGTGCCGGCGCTGGCGATCGCGCCGAGCACATCGGTGATCAGCACGGCCTTGTTGAGCGGGAAGATTTTCTCGTCCGCATCGGCCGCCGTGGCGACCAGGCCAACGACAGCGGTAGAGACAGTGCGGATGGTGCGCGTGCCCGCGCTGACTTCAATGACGCGGACGCCGTGGTGGTAGGCAGTGGACATAGATTCCTCGATCAGGACGAGCGGAAGCGGAGCGGGATGGTCATGCGCGAGCGCGCATTGGCGGGGGCGACGTCAGTGCGTTCGCCTTCGATCGTCAGCACGAAGCTGCCAGGCGCCTCACCGATGACCAGCTCGACGCGGGTCAGGCGCAGGCGCGGCTCCCAGCGCATCAACGCGGTGGCGGTGGCGCCATAGAGCAGCGTGCGGGTGGCGCCGTTGAACGGCTGGTCGATCAGTTCGGGCAGCAGCGAGCCGAAGTCGCGGCGCTGCTCGCGCGTGCCGATGGGCGTGGTGAGGATGCAGGCGATCGACTGGGCCAGATGTTGCTTGCCCTCGATCACGCGCCCGGTGGTGGCATCGACGCCGATCACTGCGGGCCGCCGCTGAGCGCGCTACCGGCGGTCACGCCGGTGGTCTTGTGATTCTTGAGGCTGATCCCGCCGCCGATCACGTCGGTGTCGACGGTGGCCGTGCCGGTGATGCCGGCATCGCCATTGATCTGGGTGGTGCCGTTGACGGTCAGCGGGCCGTTGAGGGTGATGCCGCCATCGGCGGTGATGCTCGCGGTGCCGCCACTGGGCAGCGTCGCCTGCAGCGCATGCGCCTCGGTGTCGTAGTGGATCTGCGCGCCATCGGCAAAGCGCAGCACGTGCAGCGTGTCGGATGCGGCAGGCGCGGCAAATCGGTCGGAGTACAGGCCACGTAGCACCAGGCCATCGGCCAGGTCGCCGGCCGGCGACAGCACCACGACTTGTTCGCCGATTGCCGGCGCCGACCAGATGATGGTGGTACCGGCCAGGGTGACCACCCAGGGCAGATAGTCGGTCAGCATCTCGCCGACCTGCACGCGGCATCGCGCCGTGGCGAGATTCACCTCGGCCACGGTGCCGAGACGAATGGCGTTACTCAGTGCGGAGGATGCGGTGCCCATGCAGCCATGGTCAGTGGCTGCACGATGTTGCGCACTGCAATCGGTGCGTAACGCAGTGGGCTACACAGCAGCGTCTTCAGACGGCTTGGGCTGCACGGCCCATGCCTGTGCGGCTTCGTCCCACACCACCGTGCCGTCGACCGAAACCGGTGCCGCCACGGTGGTCAGGTGTCCCGGTAACGCGACGCCAGCGGCCAGGCGCGGTGCGATCGCGCCGGTGGCTTTTTCCCACACCAGCGCAGCGCTGTAGTCCGGATCTGCGCGCCAGCTCGCGCGTGCTGCGTCCCATACATTGCGGCGGTAGTCGCTGGGTAAGAACGCGATCGGCTGCGAAGTGGTGTAACCCTGCGGGAGTGCATCGCCCAAGGCAAGCGTGTTGGCGACCGGCGTGGCGGTGTCGGTGCTGTAGAGCATCACGCCGCGATAGTCTGGCACCAGCTCCCACGTGCCAGACATTGGCGACAGGCGATGCCGCTGATACAGCCCCGCAGGCGGCGCGGGCGCGGTGGCAACGGTGTCGGGTGGCAGCGGGTAGCGTCCTTCCAGCTCGGAAAGGTAGACGATCACCGGGCCGGTGTACTCACCGGTGGCGGGATCAAAGGCGTGGGCGGTGTTGGTGCGTGGCAGTGGGTTGGTCATGGTCAATCCTCAGTAAGCAATGCAGTAGGTCATGCGCAGGCCAGCCGGCAGGTTGTCTGCGCCGCCGGCAGCGTTGACGGTGATGGCGTGGTCATGGGCGCCAGCGCCACGGTGATCCACCACGTGCACGTGATTGCCGCCCTCGGCGATGCCGATCCCGTGGGTGTGGTTGCCGGAGCCGTTCATGCCGATGTTATGGGCGTGGTTGCCCGCGCCATCGGTGCCAAAGCTATGCGCATGGTTACCCCCGGCGCCGGTCCAGCCGTCCGAGGGAGCGGCATCGTTGTCGCGCTCGCGGAACACGCCATAGCCATTGATCGCATTGGACGGGATCACGCCTGGGTGCTGGTGATCGCCGGAGGCGCTGGTGCTGCCACTGTGACCATGCCAGCCCTGTGTGTCGGTCCACGCCCCGTGCGCGTGATCGCCGCCTGGATTGACGCTTGCCCCGTGTGCGTGGACGCCGGCGGCGCCCAGTTCGGTGTAGTGCGCGTGGTCGCCCACGGCGGCTGCACTTGCCCCATGCGTATGGGAAATGACCTGGCCGGCGCCATACGAACCCACCGAGGTTGCGACGCTGGTATGGGTGATGACGGTGCCGTCCTTGATCTTGGGCACGTTGAACGTGGTGTTGCCGTCGCCGGCGCCGTAGACCGTGCCGATGGCGGCGAACAGCGCTGCGTATTTGGTGCGCGAGATCGCCGCGCCATCGCAGACCAGCAGGCCAGTCGGCGGATACAGCGAGGCCATGACCACGATCTGGCCGGGCAGCAGGAACGACTGCGGCACGTTGAGCATGTTGCGGAAATCCCGATACCACTCGCCCTGGCGTCCATCCAGGGTGTCCGCATCCAGGCCATTGCCGTGACCGGCGTCATTCAGTGCAGCCGAGCGAATACCCAGCACATTGCGTGCAGCCGCCGCAGTGGTACGCGACAACAGTTCCTTGATGAATTCGGTTGGTCCCATTTCGCCAAGGCGCTGGTCCAGTGACGCAAGCAAGTTGGCCGGCGACACCGCCCGCTCTCTGTCCACGCCTGCGATGGCCTGAGCGTCAGTTGCCAGGCGCACCACACCGGGCACGTCTACCGTCGCGGCTGGATCGGTGAAGTTGGTGTCGCCGAAAGTGATCTGCGCGGTGTCCACGTCAGCCAGCACTACGTCGATCGCCAGCAGCACAGAGGCGGCGCCGGACTTCTCCACGAGTAGCGCGGGCTGGCCGTAAGCGGCAAACAGCGTGCCGTCGGCCAGGTACAGGCCGAAGCCGTAGCAGCTGTAGACGGCATTGGATTCGTCGCGCACCGACACGTGCATCGTGTCCTTGGCCGTGACTGACCCGCCGATGGTGGTTAGGCGCTTGATCTCGGACGGCAATGCGGTGAGCTCGGCGTTGGCGACGAAGGCCGCGCTGGTCAATCCGACAGCGGCGATGGTCACCGCCTGGGTGCCGTTCTGCTTGGCATTGACCAACGCTTGGCGGCCGGCGGTGGTGATCTTGAGTTTGAGTCCGGGCATGTGTGCTCTCTAGCTCGCCTCGCCCTGCAGGCGCAGGAACAAGGTGGTTCTGCCGCGCGCCACGACGTTGAGTCGGGCTTCGGCCTGGAATCCTTGGGTGAAGCTGAAATGCGAGCGCACAGGCTTGGTGCGCTCGACCTCGGCGATGACTTCCTCGACGAACCTGGCGCTTGCGCTTTGCCCATCGGCGCCGGTCAGCGTCAGCGCCAGCTCGAAGGTGTGCGGCTGGCCGCGTGGCTCGGTCTGCCACCACTCGCGGATGGCCACCGCGCCGCCAAACGACTCGACGACCATGCGCACGCTGTTGGCCGTTCCCTTGCGCCGCTGGATCGCCATGGCGCTACGCAAGCGCGAGCGCTTGACCGCATCGCTCCAGTCGGCCTTCCAGTCGTCTACCGACAGCGTCCAGGCCAGCCACGGCAGATGACCGGCCGGGCACGTGTCCGGATTCCACAGATCCGGGTACGGCAGCGGGATCGCTTCCAGGCGAGCGGCGACGGCGGCCAGGGCGCGTTCCATCGGCGTGGCATTGGGTGGCAGCGGGGAGTTACTCATCGATGCCGGCGTGCACGATGTCGATCGCAATGCAGTAAGCCGCCTGCGTGCGGCTGATCCGGATGTCAGCGGCAGGCGAGTCCAGCTCAACACGCTGCACGCCATCGACAAACAACTTGGCCTTGATGGCTGACTCGGGAACGTCGCGGCCGATGCGGTGCGCCTCGGCGAGATAGGCCAGCAGGCTGCGCATCGCCTCGCGCATGACCACCGCCGAGTCGGGGCCAGCGTAGGTGTAGACGCGCCCGCGGATGGCGTACGGGACGATCTGCACGCTCTGAACAGCTACCTCGTCGGTCAACGGGCGCACGTCTGCATCGGTGAGGACGGCGGCCACTTCGTCGAGCAGTTCCTGCGGCGCGGTGCCATCGCCGGTGCGCGATTGCACGGTGACCAGCACTTGCCCAGGCGCGGGGCTGGTGGCGCTGGCATCCATGACATCGGCCGCCGCGCTGAGCGCGTGATAGATGTACGCGCCCTCGGGGCCGGCAACGCTGAAGCCCTCGGGCGCCAGCTGGATGCGGCGGCGGAAGTCCACGTCCGACTCATGGCTCGGTGCAATGCCGTTCTCTGGCTGCCCCGGATCGAGCACTAGGCGCGCGACGCCAAACAATGCGCCCAGGTGATCGAGGTTGGTGCCGGTGGCGAAGGCCAGCATGGTCTGCTGCGCCTTGTCGTTGGAACGCTGGCGAAGCAGGAGTTCGCGAGCGGAGAACAGCTGCAGGATCTTGTAGGCCGGATCGGCTTCTGTGAGCGCAGAGAACTCTGGCAGTAGCTTGCGGAACTGAGTAAGCGCCTCCGCAAAGATCGTCTCATAATCCAGCGCCTCTATTAGATCAGGCGCTTTCAGCTTCGAAAGGTCCACCGCTGTAAATGAAGGCATGGAGTTGCGCTTAATTCAGGAGTGAAAATTATCTGGTCTTGACGTGAGAGGGTGCCAGGGGTCTGTGTTGTAGATGCCACATCAACGGCCTTTTAAAATTCGTTGCAAGCCCCGGTGCGTACTGGCATGATCACGGCAGAGATCGCTTAATGCACCATTAGGAAAAACGTTAAGATGAATTGGAAGCATTTTGCTGGCGGTTTTACGGCTGTACTTGCGGTAACAACTATCAGTTTTTTTGTTTATCGCCTAGATCATAGTTTGCATTCCGGCGAGGGTAATCTGGGTGGTTACGAAAGAGCCATAGCGCCCAAGAATGACCTGGTGGTTGCAAGACAGTATTCTTCCTCTCTAGTTGCTGCTAATAAAGTCGACGCAAAATTTATAAAGCCAATTGGCAGTAAGACTTTTTCGATTGTGCGTAATGAGCAAAGGCCGAAGGGGGATGCATTAAATTACGTCAACTCTCTGTTGGAAAAATCAAAGGCTGGCGATGCCTCTGCTACTTATTCTATCTATCTGGCAGTCGCTCAGTGTAATGCGACGTTGCAACCCCCTTCACAGGCCGTGCTTGACGGATATAGAAAAATTGGCGCTGAGAAAAGCTACTTAAGCACGCTTGAAGAAAATTTTGAGGAATGCAAAAGTCTGACAGAGCACTCCGATTTGATGAAGGCTGCATGGCTGCAAAAGGCAGCTGAACAGGGTTCTATAGAAGCGATGATTGTTTACGCGACGGATCCTGACTCAGTGATTGGGTCTCCTGCCGATTACTTGTCCCATCCAGAACGGCTTGTTGAGTATCGAAAAAAATCTATCAATTACCTAAATCAAGCAGCCAGTATGGGAAGTGTAGATGCACTGATGGCTCTTGCTCGTGTATATGATAATGGAATACTTGCAGATAAGTCTCCCGTCAAGTCTTACGCTTACTACAAGGCCTTGCAGGTTGTTCAACCCGACATTGATCTTCGATCGACATTGATTCGTTCGCAGAGTCAACTAAGTTCGAATCAACTATCTCAAGCCAACCAAATGGCTAACGAGATCGTTGGCTCGTGTTGCAAGTAGTTAAATATCCACTCAGCCTAGATGGAATCTATGGACAGTCTTAATTTGCGTTCCGCTGCTGTTGCGCTTGGTAAAAACAAGTTTTTTCGCGGGGTTGCACTTATCTCAATATTGGGTTGTGCAATAGGAGTTGCCGTTGCCGATGGGGGCGCTAAAAACTATTCATTCGGTTGTGGTGCTTGTGATCTTGGTTCGCCGATGCCAACCACCACAACTTTAAATGCAATAAACCAAAACTACGAGCAAAATATCAGAAATCCCGATCATACGTTAGGGCCTGTTAACACTAATGGCCCGAGCGATTAAACTATTGGGCATGGAGATCACGCCAGCACAATTTTCTCTGATCGAACACTGC